GACAGCTAAGCTCGTAGATTACAAGCCGAACCTTTCTCAGATATGGATTGACACTTCTACTATAGCGTGGAGTTCTGACTATGGACCCTACATGGAGCAAATTGGAGACGGCGGTGCGCTTGATACTGAATATGCCCGTAGAGCTCAGAGTTTGATTTACCCTGCCGGAGAGACGTCTGATAGTTACCACGTGCGTTTCGTCAACCCGTATACTTCTTCTGATGCGGAGTACGCTTTGGTGCGAGATTTAGAGAGTAAGTTTATTCAAGAGGTAAGGGAGATTGCGATCGACCTCAGACCGAGTCAGAACTTTCAGAGTAAATCAGATGATACTGTACAATCTTCTTATGTTCTTACGTGCACACAATCGTGGCAATTCGGTAAGACTGCACCAGCTCATTACTACGATCCTGTATCGATAAACGACGAAACTTCTGAGTATAGCTCTGGTCCTGAGGCAACGAACTATATTACGCGTGAGCAAGAGGTGGTCGACAAAAATGACCGTGCCAGCCGTATTCAGTATGTTTCGCCGCAGTATATACAATCCTTTGCACAAGAATATAAGAGACTTCTGAATGAATAATTTAAATCGTACCTATTCTGATTCGAAAGGTAATTCTACGCAAGTAACTTCGTATGAGATGCTTGCGGTGGATATTACAAACGCCGCGGGTATGACGAGAGACATCCGTAATATGGTTGGCTTTACGAAGATTCACGAAGGCCTGCTTGATACTACTCTTGTGCTTGAGATGGGTATTCGAGATGAGGTAAACTTCTTTGAGGAGTTCGGTATATCAGGCAACGAGTATATCGATCTGAAGATGAGTGTAACCGCACTGGATGTAGTACAAGAGATTGACTTACGCTTCTATATCGTTACGTACGAAGACTTTGTGAAAGGGAAGGACCAACAGGTTCAGGTATATACTTTCACCGCGGTATCTGAGTTTGCTTATATCGCACCTTTGAAAAATATTTCGCGATTTGTTTCTGGGTCGACCGTTTCTACTATTAAACGGATCTTCATGGATGATTTAAATTGGAAGAAAATACTTATCGAGGGTAATTGCCAGTCTTCGTTCGATGGCATAATTAACATTTGTAACCCTCTTGAAGCAGTAGATACTGTTCTTACACAAAGCTTTGATGATAAGAATACGCCGTTTCTTTGCTTCCAGCGGCTGGATGGATTCGTTACTCTCGCTTCTTTATCAGATCTCGCGTCACAAGATGTGTATAAAGAGTTTATTCAGAAGTCAGAACTTGAATCTAATCCGAATACTCCTGAAGAATTCTATGAAAGATCGACTCAGATGAAGAATCTTTCGAGTAAGATTTCCTTATCGCCTTCTTATCAAGCGACTGAAGGTGTCTATGCTTCTGAGAATCGTTATATTGATATTGGAACAAAGACGTTCCGTTCACATATCTTTGACGCTGCAAAACACCTGAAGGCCGAGAACACGACTTCAAAAAGATTAGCTCTTGCTGATTCGCCCGCTGTGGCTGATAAGAGACGCTCAGAAACCGCAGAAGGCTTTAATCGCATTCCTTCAGCAAGAATAAATACCTGTGTGGTGAATCGTCACGCGTACAATGGCTTTTCGAATATCGCTGATTTAAGAGAGAAGCAACAACACATATCAAACGCATATCTTTATTCTTATGACGTATGTACTCACACCTTTGAAGTAATGGGTGATCCGCTTCTCAATCCTGGTCGTCTATGTAAGTTACTCTTTCCGAAAGCAACTGATCCTGCAATCTATAAAGAATACACAGATAAGTCGATTACTGAAACGTATGACACTGTCTTATCGGGCAATTACATGATATTCGACGCAGTACACAACTTCGTAGATGGTAAATATACTACAGAGCTGACAATGAAGACAGACTCTTTAAATCAAGAAAATATATAACATGAGCTTTTTTATTGGCGTAGTCGAAGATGTAAATGATCCGGTCGAAAAAAATCGGGTACGAGTTCGTATCTTTGGTAAGCATACCGAAGACACCACACTTATACCTACAAGTAGATTACCATGGAGTAACGTGGTCATGCCGTGTACCGCAGGATCTGTGCCAGGCGTTGGCATGTCACTTGGTCTTGTCCAAGGATCATGGGTTATAGGTACGTATATCGACAAGGATGAAAATGACACGCTGATAATTGGTTCGCTACCATCTGAGTCAACAGCACGCGCTCAAGGCTCCGGCTTTCGAGATCCTAGTGGTATTCATCCTCGAGCAAACACTGTTGACACGCCTAACATGGCAAGAAGCATAGACTTTAAAGATGACACTAGTTATACACAAAAGCGTGCGTTGAATGTTGAGAAGATACCTGTTGCTACACCTGCAAAGTGTGCCAGCCTAGATTCGAGTGGAGCAGATTCTTATTACGAGAATAAGTCGTACGGTATGTTGAAGCCATCAGATGTAATTCGACCTAAGTATCCTGCGAATAAAGTTTATAAAACAGAAGGTGGCCACTGCGTTGAGTATGATGACACCGAATCATACGAAAGAATTTCAGAAACACACTCGCCGTCAGGTACATATCGCGAAATCGTTGCGGATGGCTCGTCAACAACTGTAGTTACTGGTGACAACTACCAAGTCATTCACAAGAACAATAACATTTATATTAAAGGCAATTGTAATCTTACTGTTGATGGCGAAATGAGAACACTTGTAAAGGGTGATCACCACCTTGAGGTTGAAGGCAATTACACTCAGAAGATACACGGCAATTCACACACATCAATTAATCTTTCTGAGTTTAAAGAAGTGAGGCGAGATTCAGGCCTCAACATTGGTGAAGATCAAACCATACTTCTTGGCAAGAATCGTCGTGAAGTAGTAAATGGTAATATTAGTTTTACTTGCGCGAAGAATCGCGATATTGTCGTAAAAGGCAATCAGACGAATACCACTCTTGGAGGATTATCGATTACATCGAGTAAGAATGGTAAGTTCTCTTCACCAGATAAAATTCATATCAATTCGCCTGTTACTCGTTTTAGTGGTGACGTAATCGCAGGAGGTGCAGGAGTTTCTTTGATTACACACACGCATACCCAAACAAATGGCAACGATGCTGGAGGTGGCACTAACACAGTTGTACCAAACGCTGGAACAGGAGTAGGATCTTAATATGGCTAACAAAAAATTACTTCAAATCACAGACAATGGTCCTGTTAAAGTTCTTGGTACAGGGACGAATGGATGGACAGAAAAGTGGGACACTCAGACGAACGAGCACCTAAAGAACAATTGGCCGCGGTGGAAAGATTTTCCTACGGCGGTCCAAGTTGGAGATCTCATATGGGTTTTGAAAGATACCCCTTACAGCGCCGCCAGTACCTTCGTTACGTATTACGTTGCAAGGTGGACACTTGCCGGAATAGTCGTAAGAAACGGCGGTAAGAACGTTGCGTATCCTGGAGTTACAAATAATACCGATGTTGGAGGCACCTCGCTGTATCAAACTGGACACGTGACCTCGGCACTTCTCCCTAATCCAACAGCGTATTTAAACGTTACTGCAACAACTACAAATACCAGTTCTACGGAATCCGCGCAAATGTTGTCGATTAGTGGCTATCAGGTGCAGAAGGTTTTTCCGCAATTCACTGGCTCAGACGTAACACATTATTTTACTGTAGGTGCTCGGACGTCTAATTCTTCCGACTATGTGAATGGGATGGGCAAGAGAGCACGAACGATTGAAGGTAATATAAAGGTTGCAAGTATCTTCCCTCCGATTCGATACAAGTGGCAATTCGAAGAATTGTACGGGAAGGAAAGCGATTGGGTAGGCTCTTTCGTCGGTGACGAAATTTGGAAAGATACGTATCCTTCTGGAACGACTGATAAATATCCATACGAGTTTGAAGAACCAAGTGAAAGTTTATTCCGAGATGTACCAGGTGATACCACAGGTGATGGTGTTGACGATTCCGCAATTGCAGTAGCAGCGTTAGCCGCGGCCTCAATTACTCTTCCATCACTTGATGTTTCAAAATGCAAATTAGATATTAACACAAAGGCGTTGGATGACACCTTTAGTTCTCTTAAAGATTCTCTACTTGGCGCAGTAGATACATCAGGTTTGAGTGCACTCGCTTCTAAGGCTACTGAATTGAAGGATTCGTTATTGAGTAATCTTCCTGAGTTACCAGAGTTTCCTGATTTCGCAAGTCAGTTTGCTTCACTTGATTTTAATAATCCTATAGACGTTGAAGCGTTTAAAGACAAATGGGGAAACATTGTTTCTGACATTGACAGCATGATCGATAAAGTAAAGTTTGATCCTACTAATCTCGACATTTGCTCAGTGAAAGATATTAAAGCAGAAGTTCAAGAAGATGGAAGTTACGCAGAAGCAGTAGCGCCTCCACCAGTTGTAGTTCCTCGCGACAAACCTAAAGAAACAAGAAAAACTGTAGTTAAAGTTGAAGAAGCTATTGAGAAAGCGCAGTCTCCGCTAGAGATAAAATACGGTGTTACACCTAAGCAGGCACAGGATGGTAAGACCGCTTATCTCTTGGCATGGAAAGAATTGGCCCAAGACCCGCAGGTCACCGACCACTTTGATTACAATTTGATCGAATCAGCGGTAGAGAGAAGAATCGAGTTAAGACGTGATAGTGACTATACCGAATTTAAGCGTAGAATTTCAGAAAAGAAACCTTTAGGTGATTTAGAAAGGTTTATTGATGAAGAAGATGCGTTGTGCAGAACGCTAGATTTTGCTAAAACGTACCACACTGTGCTAAGTGAAGCGCAGCGTGTAGTAACAAACCACGTTCTTAAACACAGCGGATATTTTTATTCAACCAACATTCTACCAGATTATGCAGACATTTTAATCGACGCCTTTAGCGATGATAAATTTCCTCGCCTTGGTCAAATATTTTATCAGTATGACGCGGCCTATGCTGCATACAGCCAACGCAATTTAGATAGAGACAACGCGTTTGTTTTCCTTATAAATAAGAAAATACGGGAACACATATGGGACAAGGCAATCATAAAGAATTATGCAATTAACGGCATTGTGTATCCTAGAGAAAACACTAATCTAACAGAAGAAACCCCACCACAATATGTCGCATAATTTAAATCACACTTTTGAGAAACGAGATATTCTACAGCCGGACATAAACGGGTTTGTAGAAGAAAGGTTTTTGCGGTATGTTCTGGTAGAAGCAATTCGTAATTCTAAACTTGCAGGATATAGACCACTTGACGCAGATCAATACGCAATACTATCAGGAGCCCCAGAAGAGTGGGCCGATTATTTTGTTGCAACAGCAAAAAGCAGTTCGAATTTAAACGCGTTTAACTCAAAGAGTGTCGTCGTCTATACGTCTGCCGGCCAACGCTTAGACCTTGAAAAGGTTGGTCTATTTAGTATAAATCCTGCTGAGGTCGTACCTAATAAAGAACAGCTGTTTATACCCCGTACAAATATTGCAGAAGCGATACAACTATACGCGAATAGAATATTAAAAGACAAAGCTATAAAACCCAGCGATTTGGCGATAGATGGTGTGCTTGAAGGTGGCTCAAATGTCGACACTAATGGTTTCTATTGAAGCACCTTGGTTAATTTCACCTTGCTGTTATAGTTGAATAGTTGCTCGACTTTCCGTTATAAATAGAATTATGTTAAGATCAGATTATAATGTAGATCAGGTAAAACCCCGTGATGTGACTTCAGGCACGTTATTTTCTGATATACCTTTAGAGTTTATTGCGCATCCAAACACTCGTGACATTAGACCAATCACTGATGTTAACGCGGTGCGGCAAGCTGTCAAAATACTAGTTCTTTCTAACTTTACTGATAGACCTTTCCACCCAGAGCTAGGGGGAAACGTTACACGATATCTGTTTGAAAATACCAGCAAGTTTACAGCTATCGCCTTAAGAGATGAAATACTGCGTGTCATACAGAGAAACGAACCAAGAATAACTAACGAAAAGGTTGAAATAGAGCTTGACGAAGATGGTAACCGATTGCTTGTCACACTTCTTTTTACGATTAAACTTTCAAATACAAATACAGAGGTGTCGTTTTACCTCGATAGAATAAGATAAAGCCATGGCCATAAAACAATTCAACGTTACAGAATTAGATTTTGACAAGATCAAAGGATCTATTAAGGAATACTATAAGAGAAGCGATTCGCCATTTAAGGATTTCGACTTTGAAGGATCGGGCCTAAATCTAATTCTCGACGTACTGTCGTATAATACACACTATAACGCCATCCTCGCGCACCTTGCAGCTAACGAAAGTTTTATCGCGTCTGCTCAGTTGAGAAAAAATGTTGTTGCTCGAGCTAAAACGCTAGGCTATATTCCGCACAGCGACACTGCATCCAACGTTTCGGTCACGCTATCTAACGTCGACACTTCGGTCGTCACAATTCCTGAAGGAACTATATTTACTTCAAGTGACACGCTTAATGGCACTACGTATTCGTTTATTACCATTAACGAAATCTCGGATGTAAATTCAGCATTTCAGATTTACCAAGGATCGCTAAAAGAGCAGACATATATTTTTGATAGCAAGGCTGAAAATATAAAGTTTGAAATCCCGAATAAAAATGTTGATATTTCAAAGTTAGTTGTATCTGTCAATGAGCATGGCGGCACCACACAAAAGGAGATCTATTCTAGATTTTCAGAGTTAGCAGGTTTAGACGAAACCTCTTTGGTATACTTTATTAACGAAAATCCCGATGGCCGATACGAAATATCGTTTGGTGATAACATTCTCGGTAAAAAGCCAAACGCGGCATCAGTAATCACGATAAAATACCTAGTGACAGACGGAGCCGCGGCTAATGGCTTATCGGTTTTCACTACATCGGATCCTCTATTCGACGGATTAACTAAGCCGACCATTGTAACACCGAGTGCTTCATCTGGTGGAGGTCAAAAAGAATCAATTGAAAGCATCCGCGCTAATGCGCCTCTTAACTTTTTATCACAAAACCGTGCAGTGACGGTTGACGATTATAAGGCAATTATTAGAAACAACATAAACGTAGATGCGATTTCTGTTTGGGGCGGAGAAGACAATAGGCCTCCAGAATATGGTAAAGTGTTTATTTCTATAAAGCCACAAAACAGCGCTGTCTTGTCGTCCGATGATAAAAATTTCTTACTGCCAATTCTTGATAAAAAAGGCATTCTAACTGTTAGACCACGATTCGTTGACCCTGATTATACATATCTGTATTTTGAAGTTTTCACTAAATACAATTCGAATTTGACTAATTTAAGCGCTGCTGGTATATCAACACAAGTGCGACGTGGTTTAGAGACGTTTAACGTAGCTTATCTTTCTGACTTTGACGGAGTGTTTCGCTACTCTGAGTTTTTAAACTACTTGAGCAATTTAGAGCCTTCGATCTTAAGTGTATTTGCCCGTGTGAAATGCTATAAAAAATTCACGGCCGAAATAACACGCACGAGTGGTTATAGACTAAACTTTAACTTTAGTTTAGAAGAGTCGGACGATCCAACACGATCACTTATTTCATCTTCAGCATTTCCAATTAATGGCATAGACACATATTTGGCAGACGAGCCTTCAACTGTCAAAAACACTCGCACCATTTACCAATACCAACTAAACGCCAATAACGTAGCTATCATGACAAAACGTAATGTTGGCACAGTAGATTTTAAAACCGGCACCGTGCTAATAGATGATTTTGATATTGACGCTAATACAGAAATAACTATTTTTGCTACTCCATCTTCAGACGATATAGCACCAACCCAGAATCAGATTCTAGAAATTGATTCTAACACGCATAGTACGCTATCATCGTCTGTCGACACCATCGCGACTGGTGGATCTATAGGTGCGGTGAATTACGCTACTACCCCACGAAGAGCTTAATACGCTATGCATACTAATACAATTCTCGGCAACACAGATAATAACGAAACTACACGGGTACGCGAGATCTATCCGCAGTATTTAAGAGACTCTGCTAAGAACGTAATATCTTTTCTAGAAGAGTACTACGATTATCTTAACGTTGAAACCGGGCCGTCGTACGAATTACAACACGTCATTAGCGAAAATGACATCGATGAAACATCAGAAAAGTATTTAGATGCCATACAGGGGGAGATCGCGAAGATCATACCAAACTCGGCTGTAATTGATAGAAACACGCTTTATAAAAGAATTGTTCATTACTACAGAATCAAAGGAACGCCTGAAAGTATCGACGTGTTCTTTAAAATATTTTTTGATTCATTGACCGAACTGTACTACCCTGGTAATGATCTCTTCAAACTTTCTGAAGACGGCGATTTGTCAGGCGGAAAGAAAATACAAGATAGTACTTTTTGGCAGGATTATAGTTATCAGATTACCACCCAGTTATCTGCGGAGCAATGGCGAGAATCGTACAGTAGATTAGTTCATCCTGCGGGGATGAAACTATTTGTTCTACTATTAGTTGAAATCGTCAATAGAAGTGGATGGATCGAGCCAATGTCATACTTATCAAGTGATGATAACAACGAATCTTGGTACTCGTCTTTAGTGCCACCTGCAAAGCGACTTCAAGACGCGTATGAAGGATACCACACACCTCGTTATCAACCTGGTTGGCTTAATTCTACACAAATTGCTACACTAATCGCGATTGCAGAGTTACAATACGAAAGTGCACTCATCGATCCATACGTAAACAATTTTACACACAGCGCAGTAAATTCTTCTGTTGCCAGATCGAACACATTTTCTAATCGAACAAGAGAGTCATTTGACACTTCTCACAACGTAAGTCATAGCGTTTTTGCCATAGCGGGTTTCCCTTTAACGAGACAACTTCAGCAAGGCGAAAGAATAAGATTCAAGTTTAACTATAGCACTGGTGCAAACTCAGAACCAATCGTCGCGTTGTTGAAGAATAAGAATGATGTCGATTTAACTACTCCTATAGCAGATTTAGGCAGGTGTTTCGAAATAATCAATGGGGTCGCTCAAACAGGCACTGCAGGCCACACGCTCTCAGCTAATCAAACTCGTCAAGCGGTTGATATTACGCTAGAGTCTGAAGATGATTGCAATCAGTTTATTGCCTTTATCACAGAAGCAGATACCGTAGACAATGACTTAAGTGTTGACGCCTTTGAAGTTGTAGATGTGGATAGAAACGATTATCCTATCATTGATGGTGGCGACTCTCTTTCAGTCATCTCTATTGCTGATGCGCGGTATAACAGAAAACAGAATTTCGAAAGAACCGCGGTATTTGATTCAACAATTATTTTACCGGCGCTTAATTACAGAAGTCAGTACATCCATGACGGCTATACGACTGGCACTCCGGGCGAAAGAAATCCTGAATGCTGGGGCGATATCCGCGGCATCTCTGAAACTGGATATAGTTATTATCCTCTCTCAGCGTTTTCAGTATCGTACGAAGATGCTATTGAACTAGCATCTGTGACAAACGTAAATATTTCGGATACTCAAGATGCGATCATTAACTATTATGATACGCCCGCACCTTTGGCCAATTATCTAATGAGACCAGATGGTGTATCGTATTACCTAAGACCAGATGGCGTATCTCGATATGAAATTTATGATACGCCCGCACCTTTGGCCAATTATCTAATGAGACCAGATGGTGTATCGTATTACCTAAGACCAGATGGCGTATCTCGATATGAAATATAAAGAAGAGATAAGAAATAAGTTATTCGTTGCCGTCGAACGGAGTATAAATACTTATGTACGGCATTGAAAAGATGGCGGTGAAGACATTATAAATATCTTTAAGAAAATTAATTACAACTTATAAAAAACATGGCAGCAATTATTACAGACGATTTTCGTAGAAATCAGGCTGAGCTATTAGTAAACGATATTAAAGCTTCACTTGATTCTGCTTATAACGAGGGTACACCAACAAGTACGATGCAAGATCGGTATCGCACAAATAGTATTTACGCAATTGGCTTGGGCAAAACCGACAAATGGCCTGATGATATTTTAGGCAAAAGTGAAGACACTCTTGATTTTGTGATAACACCTCCAGGTGGTACACAACAAGAAGATGAAGATGTTATCAACAATCTTTTTACGCTTAAAGAAGTATCTGCCACGGGCGTGCACCAGCTTATCGCAAAAAACGCTTGGACACAGACACGCAAGTATAAAGTATATGACGCGACGGATAATGACTGTTATTACGTAACGGGTGATGTGTATCCTTCTTATGTTACACACAACGGGCAATTGTATTTGTGTGTGTCTAACACCGCGCTCAGTAATGCTACAGCAAATCCAATTGGTGCTAATACACCGCCTACTCACACAGGACAAACAATTGCATCGACTAACGATGGTTACGTATGGGCCCATCTTCAGGCCTTGCCGACCAGTGGATCTAAGACTAAGTTCATAACGCCTCAATTCGTTCCGGTGTTAGCAGTAGATCCTGTCGCAGACGCAGCAACTATCACGAATTCGACAACATTACAAGGCGGAGTACTTTCGCACATCGGCCTTGTTGATGGTGGATCAGGCTATACCGCAACAACCACCGTTACAGTCACTGCGACAAAAAATGATGGCACAGAGCAAAGTTTATCTGCATACCAATTTGTCCCAATTATATCTGCGAGCGGTGTAGTAGAAAGAATTGTGATTCAAGCGAGTGGAACCACAGGTGATACTGGTAATCTTACATATTGGTCGGGCACACCGCTGCTGGGACTAAGATCAGCCACGGTTAAGATCGAAGATGTTAACCAAGCAGGCACATCCAGAGAAGCTTCGGCATTTGCACTGGTTTCTCCAAATAGAGGTTGGGCCACCGACGCAGCAGGCACACTTCCTACATGGTTTGTTGGTGTTATTGCAGAGTTTGCTGGAACAGAAGGCGGAGACGCACAGGCTCTCAAATTTAGACAAGTGTCTTTGGTTAAAAACTTTGTTCGTAATGATGATTCTGATGGTAGTACTGTTTCTTATGACGCTCTCAAGTACATTGATTGCGCTTCGATAGTTTCTTTATCGTTAGAACCGGGTGATGTTTTAGAGCAAGCAGGGAGCGGTGCTAAATTCTACTTTGACTATGTAGATGGAACAAATCTATTTTATCACCAAAACTCCACCGCGGCTGTAAACACTATCGATCCAATCGCAGGTTCCAACGCGATCACGGTGGCCGTATCGCAAAGCGGCAATGTATCGCCTGGAGTAACAGTTGTTTCATCTGTCAACGGTATCAGTGATGGTGAATTCCCTCACCGTGATTCTGTCAATAATGAATTTAATGGAGAAGTAGTATTTCTAGAAAACAGAGTACCATTTACCCGTGCTGCAACACAAACAGAAGAAGTGAAACTAATCGTCCAACTTTAATTACTATAAATATATTTTATGGCTATAACAACCTATTCGAATTCCCCGTATAACGACGATTTTGCGACAGCAGACGAGAATTACCTAAGGATTCTGTTTCAACCTGGACGAAGTGTTCAAGTAAGAGAACTCAATCAGTTGCAGTCTAATCTTCAAGATCAGATTGATAAATTCGGTAGTCACGTCTTTAAAGATGGTGATCGAGTACTGAATGGCTATACGACATACGACGAGAATATTCAAAGTCTCCCTATTACGTTCGTAGGCGCGGTTGATCCTACGACTGAACAACTAAATGCTTTAAAGGGTCTTGAAATTCATAAAGTAGGACTTACTGACTTGTCTGCTAAAGTCATGGGTGTAGAAAAATTTGTAGGAAGTGCGAATGGTACATACTACAGACTATACTTAAAATACTTCGGTACAGATGTTGGCACCTCTACTGAGGCCTTTGCCGCGGGTGATACTTTAGGACTAGATACCGATACCACTATAACGCTAGGAACCAACACCACTGTTTCTTTAAACGGGACTATTGGAACTGTCGCTACAGCCGTTGATTCTCTTGAAGACCCAGGCTACTACGGTGGGTTCTTTCAAGACGAAGGGGTCTTTTTTGTTAAAGGGTGTTTCGTACATACTGATCCACAGTCGCAATTTTATATAAAGGAAACCGCTAACAGTAAATTGACTGGTGACGCGGTATTCAATATCGTTGAAGAAATCGTAACGCACGCGTCTGACACCTCACTATTGGATAACGCAGCAGGAACTCCTAATCAAAACGCGCCTGGTGCAGATCGATATAAGTTGAGTCTTACACTTGCCTTTGTTGCAACAGCAAGCGCTGCGACTGCAGCGAATCAACAACGTATAGAACTTTTACAGATTGTTGAAGACGGTGTCACTTTGCCAGTCCGCACAGAGTACTCAGAATTAGGTAAAGCAATTGCTACTCGCAGCGATGAAACAAATGGTTCTTATATCGTAAAACCATTTAAGGCTGACGTACGTGAGTACTTCAACGATGAAGCTGGAAACCGTGGTAAGTATACTGATGACGAAATCTATAATAGCGGAGGCGATCCTCTTATCGCTGGAGTTACAAATTTAGCACAAGCAAAGAGTGAAGGCGAGAAGAGATACGTTATCGCGGTTGAGCCTTCAACAGCGTATGTTCAAGGTTATCGTGTTGAGCTCGAAGACAAACAAGAAGTAGTTGTTGAAAAAGGACAAGACAGTTCAGACATCAAAACAGTTACAAATTATAAGCAAAGTTTAAATTTTGGTGGATTCATCTTAGGAACAATCGATAACGACAGTGCGACAGCGAATGACATTATTGGTTCGTTAAATTTTGATCCATCAGAAACATTCGCGCTCCGTGAAGGCACGGCCACTGATATTGGTACTTGCAGAATTGCTTCTATTACGCGTAATCCAAATCGGCCTCGAATGAATAGCACAATCGCTGGCTCGCTCGGTGTTGCTGTAACTACCACTAACGTGCCTGAAGTGATAGCGACACACCGCATCTAT